TAAGTCTAATGCTGTAGAGAATGCTGCTAGGGCCGCGCTTGGCTTCCCTCCTAAGATAGTTCTACTTCTTACATTAGCTTCAATAGTACTTCTACTTTCCTCAAAGTTAAATATAGTGTCATGTAGTTGATCTGCGGCAGAGGCTTCTGCCTTACCTGCACTACGTTCTATATCCAATAGTGAGTCATTGACTGACATACCCGCAGTACCCGCAGCAGCAGCAGAGACAATAGCCTCTGATCTACTTTGCATACGTGCTACATCTATATTAATTTTATCTGCTAAGAAGGCTTCCTTAGCCCTGTTTATGTTAACAGAGGTTAGAGCTTGTTGTCTATCCCCTGACTCACGGGCGGCCCTGTTATTCGCTTCCTGTTGTTTATAGTTATCTTTGGCTTGGAGGTAGGCGAGGCCGCCTTGTACGGCCATGCCTGCACCCATCAAAACAGCAGCGGACATAATTAACTCCTCGGTCTTGTGATACGTTTACCACGTTTATAAAATTGCCCTTCCCATTCAATATCAATTACAGTGAGGGGATAAGGTGAAGCAGTACTAATTTCTATCTCTGCTTTATTAGCTGCATGTCTAACGGGCACTGGGAACTGTCCAGTAGTTAAATCATACTCACCAATAGTAGCTGATACTTCACCAAGTACTCTACCCGGATTCCTTTCAGTGTAGCTATACTCACCTATTACATCAACATTAAACGGCCCTGATGTATCAAAGTTAATAAACATCTCACCTATAGTGAATTCACTTGTACCAATTACTAAGCCATTATCATCTCTAATTCTAGGCATAGTAGGCTTAACTGAACTGATATACGTAGTACCTATATAAACTGTACCACCTAGCATATCCCTCTTGAATGTAACAGTTGTACCATCATAAGATAATATCTCTGCACGTAGTCCCGGATTAGGACAGCCTGTACTTTGTACTGCATCCAATAAAGTAATGTCTGCAGGTAATGAGGTCACTGTAGCTGTTGTTGTAGCTGTTACTTCAACACGTCTATCCAGATATACATCCTCACCTGCCACAAGTTCAGTGTCAGTATTTATCGACAAAGTTAGAAAATGTAAGTCCTCACCGACATATGTAATAATGTCTAGGTTGTCTGCCCTGAACGCTATATCAATAATCGAAACATCTTCACCTAGTGTCCACTTAGACCAAGCCTCTTGTATCTTCTCACTCCGATCCCATAAACTCTCATATAAATACACGGTGTTGGTTGGGCCAGCTAACACAGCAAGTTTATCAAGGTTAGTACTGGATGCAAGCTTACGTATAATTCCCGGTATGTATCGTTCTACCGCTACTGTAATTGCAGTTGCATTATTAGTATCAAGATCACTGTCAGTATAGAACTCACGTATCCCACTGTATGTACCTGAATCGACAGCAAAGTATATGTTCTGTCCTCCCTGTGCAGGTGGTGTCTGAGTCTGTATCTTAAATGCAGTTGTCTCATTCATCGTTGCTGTACTTGGAGTGATAGCAGGAGCACCCGGTATCTTGAACTGACGTTCATTAGAGAACACGATGATATTGTCGTTATGTTTAGTTCCGTACACTAACGTATTCACAGTACTTGATACAGCAGATAAACCAATTGGCCCATCATCTAGTAATGTGTTCACGGTCTTCTTCCAGAAGTTAAAGAAGTCAGATGTAACGGACATCATAACAAATTCACCAGCTAATAGAACTAATCTATCTTGGAAAGTTAGTATGTCATTAATAGGTTTACCAATGAACTCAGGTATCTTATCTGATTCAGTATCACCAACTACTTTATCTGCCCATGGTAATGATAACTCAGTAGCTGTACCAGCATCTACGTCTAGCCCTGTGAAGTTCATTAGGTGCGGCATTGTAGCTGCATCAATGTTGTACTCAACTCCCGGGATTAGAGTCTCTACCCACTTACCTGCCTGAAAGAATACGTCATCATCAGTTACCGTTGCAGTTGTATCAGTAGCCTCAAACAGCATGTATATATCATCAGACTCACCAGATGCACCAGCAATAGTGTATACTGATCCGTGTGCTGCCTTCGTTGGTAGGTCTTTAAATGTAGGAACTTCATTACCACCTGAGACCTTCATTGCCCCTCCACCTGTACCGTCATGACCTGATATACTATATTCTAGGCCAGCAGTCTTAGGGTAGAGGAGGATACTGTCACTCTTACGCTTAATCTCAAAGTTCGCGGCTATCGTAGTCTCAGCTAATAACCGAGTCTCAAGTTGTGCTGCTATCTTATCTGTCGCTATTCCACCCTCTGCACCAGTAGATGTACTTAAGGGAGTACCATACGGAACTGAGTAGGATACCCCAGAGATAACCATACTAATGGTATAGTTTCTAGAGAACTGCCCTACATCAATAGATATTCTAGCAGAATCTAATAGGTAGCCAGTGGCTAAATCGAAAGGGTAGCTTAGGGTACTATTCATTGCAGGTATTACATTAGTATTAACTACAAAGGTAGTGTCACCTATTGTGATCATTTTCAGATCAGCTCTTGGATCAGCTACACTTATATAGGATAGGAATGCAGTAGAGAATGTATCAGTGCCTGTCTTCTGTTCTCCTGTCTCTGCGTTTATGATATACACAGTAGTGGCATTAGGTACAATAATAACATAGTACTTACTTAAATCAGAAAGCTCCATGTAGTACGTGAAGGTTTTACTTATATCCACCGGACCTATATTGAAGCGATTCAAGAATTGGGTAGGCGGTCGTCTATGCAGCATTCTTACAGGATCAGATGTCATATTAATCTGGTCTGTTACTTGTCCTTCTAAACGCTGTCTAACTGGTTGTTGGGATACACCTTGTAACAAGGCACCTAAAGAACCGTCTACTCGCCTAGCCATATTAATCTCCGGGTCTAAAATTTAATCTGTTGTGGCTCAGTGGTAATACACCACTCTGCATACGTAAGGAGCCTGCTGATAATAGAATATTTGAGCGTCTATTACGTTGCTCTGCTTCACGTATACGTAACCATGCAGCCATTGTATCATCCCTTAAGTCTCTAATCCTCATGGGGTCGCCATCGAAATCAGCTTGGAACTTACGTGCTGCGTCATACTGTACAAAGTTAGCAGCCACATAAGGTAGCTCACTAAAGTCTAGCCGTAATAGCATCTCTACTGTTACAGGCTCTGTGAATTTATAAGTGTTATCTCGCGGGTTATAGATTCTATTTCCGCGTGTAGTCAAATACGTGAAGGGATCTTGTGTCCTTACCTCTAATGCATTGTTAGGTATAAGAATCTCATCTGTTGTATTAGGTGAGAGTTGAAAACTCAATTCCGTATTGAACCACCAACTTTTAGTTTGTAGCTCAGTACAAGAATTCTTTAGTCGTAACTGTGCTGCAATTACATCAGGGTTAGTTGTAGTTAAGGAACTAACAGGGGCCTTACCTACTGAACCACGTATTAGATTAACTGCATCAAGTTCAGTTAAGAACGCCATACTTTTCTCCAAACAAAAAAAAGGCCCACCCGATTAAGAGTGAGCCTGTGTTACTACGCTGCTAGAACAACGCCTGCATGTTCTGCACGGTTGGCTGTTACACCAAATGCTAACCAAGAGTCGATGAACCACTGTAGCTCAGTCTTCTGGTAATATACGTCAGAAGTTAGAGGAATAGTTTCACCTGCTAATAGCGCCTTAGGTAGCATTACAATTACCTTAGTCTTAGCTTCAGCCGCTGATACATCATAAGCTGAACTGTTGCCTGCGTTAGACAAGAAGTGACCAGAGATAGCCGCCTTAGGGATACGGTTAGTCTTAACCAGTGGTAAGCCACATGACTTAAGAACCATACCAGTAGCAACGTCACCATTACCCATTGAGTACTGTGAGTTAATTAGACGGTCATTACGGAGTAAAGTGTAGTACTCAGTAGGGCCGACTAGAATCACACCACCATCTAGGTCTACATCTTTAAGCTCAATGCCTTCACAGACATCTTCGATAGCTTTCTGTAGCAAGTCAGGATCAGACTCGTCACCAGCAGTACCAAGAGTAACTGCTGTACCGCTCTGCCAACCGGGTGGTAAAGCTGTCTCACCGCCAGCGGGAGCTTGAGGATCAGGAGCTGCTACAATTAATGCAGCTTTGATAGCTTGGATAATAAATGCTTCATCGAAGAACTTACCAATCGTCTTACCATGCTCTTTACCTAACTCAGATCGAACTGAATAGTGAGCTTGGAAGTCATCTAGTAATGCTACGTTGTTACGTGCAAGTACAATAGTGTCTACCTTAACAGAGACATTACTGAACTGTGCTACAGTTGCATCAGGACGTACACCCGGTACAACTTTCTGTAGAGTTGCTTCACCAATACGATCATTGGTTACTGTATCAGTACCGCGGATTGGTTTAATATTTACATAGTTACGCATGAAGGATGCTTTAGCGAAAGTACCTTCTACTTGACCACCGTACTGTTCGATGTGTAGAGGAAGTGTTTCTGTCGCTGAACCTGCTGCTGCTAAATTAAGACCTGAACGTGACAAGCCACTTGAATCTGTTGGATAACCCATAGTTTATTTCCTTAGTTTATTGTTCGTGTGCGTTTGAATTGCTTCTTAGCTCCACTAATTTCAAAATTACACACCATTTTGCATAGAAAATACTCTACGTTCATGAAGTGCTTTAGCTTCGGGGGAATGTTCCCCTGATTTACGTACGATTGCGTCGAGTTGTTCTACATAATCCATACGTGAAATTGGTTGTATACCTGTTGGTTGTGCTGATTGATCTGCTTTCTGTAGGGATGCATCTTGCGTGAATCCCGGAGACTGTTTATACATACTACTTAGTTCCCTTGCTGCTAACTCTGCTTGAACACCACCAGCGGCCAGCATAGTATTGTATGCTTCACCACCTTCCTTAGATAGACCTGACGCACCTGAACCGATCCACTGAACTATCCCTTCCCACATGGCTTCACCACCAGCGGCATCATAGATAGTCTTAGCTGATTCAGTAGACTGATGCTCTAACTTATCATTCTCTGCCCTAACACCAGCGATCAAGCCCTGTGCTACAAGCTTACCTACCTTTGATTCAAGATAAGCGAAGTCAATATCTTTCTCGTCACCAGACTCAGTATAATTACCAAAGAGTTTATCAACGTCTATATCATTTGATTTAAATTCACCAAGTAGACTATCAATGTATTCATTACCAGTGGACTCAACTTCCTTGTCTTCTTCTTTAGTAGGTTCCTCAACAGGATCTTCTGTTGGTTCAGGGATGGTTAACGTAGGATCAAGTACGGGTTCTACTACTGGTTCTACTACGGGCTCTACTACTGGTTCCCCTTCTGGAATAACTCCTTGGTCTACTACTGCCGTGCTCTCTTCGGACATTATTGTGCCTCAGTCTGTTGTGCTATTACTTGTGGTTCAGCTTTCATTCTAACTTCATCCTGCACAGCTTGTTCTTCTGCTTGCATTTGTGCATCTTGGTCTGCTTGTTTCTGTTCAGGCGACTTGAATGCTACATTAAGATCAAAGTTATTATTGGTTGCAAGGAAAGAAAGTATACTCTGTATATCAAGCTCAGCCCTTACGCCTTCATCTACAGCCCCCAATAATGAGGCATCCTGTAAGAAGAGTCTATAAGAATCAAGATCACCTGATCGAGATAAGGCTGTCAACCCTGTGGTGATAATAGGCTCTACTGATTCACCTTTGATCTTAAAGTCAATACGTGAAAGCAATAACCTAGCTACTGGTAATTGGAAAGTCTGTGCTAACCTAGTGTATACTCCACCAAGTGACATCTCAAGATCCCTAGCTACCAGCCTGATCTCTTCAGCAGTAACGCGCTCTGCGTCACGTACACCAGCAGCATCCATAAGGAATGCTTTAGATAGTCTACGTTCTTTCTTCGTAACGTATGACTCAAGTGCCTGCATTGATTGAAAGAGTTTATCGAAGGTCAATAAGGATACGTCTTCTTCTCTACCTGAACACCACTGTCCATTAGCTGTACTATTTAATTCAGCTACATCAGTTAGACCTGCTGGGTTAACTAATCCTTTTATCTGTGCAAGTACTCCTACTATTTCTAGTGAAGATCGCTCTGCTGTAGATAAAGAATGAAAGTCACCTGCATAATCTTCTACTAAACCTTTACCCCAGTTCTGTCCACGTACAAGTTTCCAGACTAAAGGTACATACGGTAATGTCTCTTTAGTATATACGCCCTTAGTTGTTTCATCAGTTAACTGAACACTGTCTGCGTACTGATGTACTGTGTACTTTTTAGTCGAGTGATCCCATAACACATCAGTATATAATTTAATATCATCAACTGGTTTATGGTTAGGATTGATAGCAAGTAGCTGATCTTGTGTATCTTTGGTTAGTGCTCTGAACTTCTTTGAGTCCAGTAGAATGATTCGAGTAACGAACCCTGTTAGGTCACGCTCAATAACGTAGTCACGCATTGTATGAACTTCTAAGTTACCATCCTTAGGGAAATGCAACAATGCATTACCTGTTATGATTAACAATTGAAGTAGCATGGTGAATGGTTCTCGTGCACCTAACCTATCTAATTCTTTTACAGACTCCCGTTCTGCACCCTGTAGTGCTGACTGGATTACATCAAAGGGTATCCCATTTATCTCCATCTCATCTAAGAAGTCTTGTGCTGCATCTAATCTAAAGAAACTCTTCGATGGATTGAAAAGACCAATCATCAATTTGTTACTTAGATGGTTAACAGCTTGGGCACCGAATGACTGTACATCATACTGGAGTTCATCAGACTCATTGTTACCTTCTCTTGGGAAGATAGAGGGAAGTGTCCACTCTGCATAACCTTCGCACCGTTCGACAATAGAGGCCTTGGATTGATTAAGAGTGTCGTATATTTGTGCAGCAGTCTCTTGCATTATTTAAGCCCTCCTAATGGAACCCTCAGTTTTCGTGTACCTACGGCTGACCCACTACGTCTACGTTCACTTTCTGTGGATGCGATGTCTACATCAGGTGCAGCCTCTTCTGTATTAGCCTGACTTAGCCCCGGTGCTGGTAAGGGATCAGGTGCCTTGAATGGTTTATGTATTGCCTTTCCTACCTTCTCCCATTGCTTAGTGCCACCTAGCGTAGCCAGATTTGCTATATCATCAATGTTACCGCTAAATCCAGCTTTAACGGTGCGCCCTGCTGAACTCAAACCCTCTTTTACCATCTTAACTACTTTACTCATCTTACCCACCTATCTAATGGTAACTCATATGTATCCCATCCTCGTGATAGATGGTCAATGTCGGGATCAGTCTTAGTAAAACCTAAGAACTTAATCCATCGTGTATCTCTTGCAGTCGGGACGATACCTGTGAATAGTCTACCAGTATCAACAAATGCGAAAGCTTCTGCTGCAAATATAACTAGCAGAGTATAGAACTTTCTTATATGCTTACGTAATAAATCTGTATCTATTACTAATCCGATTTCACCACATCCCTGTGTCATCCCTACTGCTACTATCTCATTAGTATCTGTATCTATAAAGGTACGTAGATAACAATTAGCTAGGTAATACTCTTTCTCTGTAGGAGTTAATACTTCTTCTGAGTTACATAATTCAAAGTCATATAATTCAAAGTCCCTAAGTACTAACATTATAATATCCTATGTTGTTCTTTACCTAACCTACGCTCTATAAAACTAATGATGTCCTGTTGTCCTGCATTATGAGCAAGCTCTGTTAAATCAGTGCCTTTACTCCATTGTCTTTTTGGATACACCTTTTTTAATTCTTCTAGTGATTCCTTACTATATAAAAAAGTTGGTTGCTTATCCTGTACTACTGTAGGTTCTAATTGGTTACTACGTTGTGGTACAGTTGCAGATACTTTATCATTTGATCTATCAACCAGTGTGTTTACAATAGATACTAGAATGTTTTTTAGCATTAAGTTTCTCCTATAGTGCATCATTTAACCAAAGAAATATTCTGAGTCTAACACATCAGCTACATTCATATCACCCATTGCAGGTTGTATTGGTAATGTAACGTTAATGGTTCTACTTACTTCTTCACTAAACAATGCGAGTCTGTCAATATTATCATACATTTTGTAAAATGCTACACGTATCGCTCTATGTAACTCAGGTATATCACAGGCATGGGCACCGAAGTCATCATGTATCATCTGCCAAGAGGTAATCCCTGAGCTTTCTAATACAGTTAAGACTAAATGTGCTGCATCCATACTGTGTATATAGTTAGGTGCTGATCCATTACGTAAGGACTTCTTATCTATAACATCAGTGAACTCTCTGATATTGTAATTCCTCACGCCCTGTAATGCTGATCTAACTCTACGTACTTTAGATATACAATCCTTTTGATACACCCTGAACCCTGTTGGTGTAGTCCAGACTAAGGGTGTATCTACTACACCAGCAATCTTAGCTACATCTTGTAGCCAGTCCATCCCTTCCCTAGCTGCCTTGACTACCTCACCAATAGATTCCCACACAACATCATTCAGTAGGTTCTTAGCCTTATTGAACTCAGAGTACGTAGGGTAGTGTTGTATGTGGTTATCATACAGCCAGTCACCTATGTACTGTCCTGAGCTATGCTTAGATAACCCATAAGGTAGTGTCATTACTGAACGCTTAGTTGTCTTCCTGTCAATGCCGAGTAGCAGCAGTTTACTAGCAATTCCAGTGTGTGCTTCAGTAACTTTATGTAGTTTTCCAACTGCAACTCTAGCGACTTCGCCATAGATGTCATTGGGTCTAGAAGAGGGTAGAACGTTTGTGGCGATCCCACCAACTGAATCCCGAAGTACTGCACTAAAGTTTTGTAAGCCGTTGCATGATCCATCCAGTCCAACGGGGATGTGAGAAACAAAGGTATCTCCAACCTCAAGGTACTCGGCGAACTCCAAGCACCAAGCGAGGAACTGTAATGGCTTATCTGCACTTCCAATGAACTTAGCTGTCTCGATGCTACACAAGTTACTTCGTACTCGTTTAATCTGCTCAAGTCGTTCAGGGTCGTTGATGTATGCCACTCGCTCATCATAGGTACCCTTATCGAATCCGAGTAAGTTTGCCCCATGAACCGTGAGCCAGTAAGCTCCATCAGCACCAAGTTCTTTACCCTCTTTGAATTTAAGCAGTCCTTTAGAGTAATCTGCCCCTTGTGGGGAGAGTCCAGATGTGACTGGGTAGATACGTCCTCTAAAATCTGTTGTATACACGAAGTAGAACTTCTCATAGCCTTTGTACTCATCTGCCATGTGTGATATACGCCATAATGCTAATGCATCTGCATGACGCTTACGTTCTTTAGTATGTAGTCTAGCTGTCTCTCGCTTCCAATTCAAGAAGTCCTCTGCCTGTCTGTCTGTTAGGTTATCTTTATCTAGATTAATAACAGGTGACGTAGGGAATACGAACGGTTGCGATGAAGGTAGACCGACTAAAGATGTTATGTTGTTCTGCATAGCCCATGAGAAGAAGTGATTCACCTCAGGGTTTATCTGCCAAGCGGTAGCCTGTAGCTTATTAACTGCCTGCATGTGCCGACTAAGATCAGCACCTATCAATTTCTTAAGGTGTCTTGATCTTACGAACGGGAACTTACTCTGCATCTCAGGTGAGTAGAAACCCCCATGATGCATACTCTCCCAGTCCTTGGGTGGTATAATACAAGGTGCCCCTAATGGACGTAGGATCTGTGCGAACTCACTGAACTTAGCTAACCATTCCGCTGTGTCCTCAGTGAACTCTAGTGTAGTTAATTCTGATCGTTTCCCACGTTGTACGGTCTTCTTGATTCTAAATAACCCAGTAGTATCTAGTACTACCTTGGTTAGTATTTGACCAATGTTGACACGCTCTAGTGCTGTCCAATCATTCCATACTACATTGAACTCATTCATCTTATTGGTTAACACCCTGTGCATGTGTCTGTAGTTAGTAGTACCTTTAGTCTTGAAGTCACGTATGACTACATCAAAGTACTCAGGGTGCTCAGCCTTGAACTTACTGAATTTAATCTCGTCCTCTATACGCATACCAATCTTTATGAGTGCATCTTGTAACCCTCTCTTCTCTTGGAAGACATTATCGAATAACTCATTCAATGACACACCGGCTGCAAGTTCAGTATCTATATTCTTTAATAGAGCATAGTACTTATTACCTGCACCCGGCTTACCTGACTTGAATGCAATCATTTCTTTTATATCTGAAGATAAGTCTTGTATGAACAACTTATAGAGCCGACGTGCGTGTTCTGTTTCTGAACCTCGACCAGTGTCAGCAGCTTTTTCTGTGTTGTTATGAAACCGCTCCTTGGTCTTCTGTAATAGATCATGCTCTAATTGAATCTGTAGCTCTATAGTTGACATATTATTCCTTAAGTTACTTCACACCCTGCTGCACCGCAGGCTATTTCACCACTAAGATCGGTGTTATCTTTCTCTTCTATCACAAGGGATAAATCTACTGCTTGTAAGAAGGGTAACATCTCATTGTATTTATCTTCTGTTATGTCCTCAAAGGGGGCTTGTACATACGTACCTCCATCATAAGGCAATACACTAATACCATTGTACTCATTACGATTGTACCACATCCAGTCAGTAACATCAGGCCAGTCAGTAGACTTGAGACTAATTGTGCAGGAAACATTGTGAGTGTTATCGCCAGAGACATGGCCATGACGTACCCAATCAAGGTTAAATTCCCTAACACGTTCAAGTAATTCAAGTGGTGACTCACTCCTTAGTATAGCCCCTTCAGGTGCCTTCTGTGGGAAACTTAAGATGGCGCCTTCAGAATTGAATACATCATCTTCTACTAACTCAGGGATAGCTTCCTTAAGGTACTGATACAACGCTTCGTTCTTACCAACTCGCATCCTACGAATGTAGTAGTCATTGTGCCATGCATGTACACCACTTGAGCTACCGACTACAAGAGAACTCGTACCACTAGGTTTAACAGTAGTTGTCCTAGCAGCAGGGTTAATCCCAATGAGCTTTGCAACTCGTCTGTTCTCTTCAACAACAACATCTGCTGCTCTTCTCTTACTTAACTTTGCGACATCCCCTGAACCGATGCCTGTAATCCCGACTCCGATAAGCGCCTCTTCCTCGGTTGTCTTCTTCCAGATAGGACGTAGGTAGTGGAAGTCAGTGTAGCCAGCTTGAAGGGTACCAATAAAGGCTGCTGCCTTGGCCCGATCTTCGAGGTCTTGTTGATCAATGATACCATCAGCGTTCACCTCACACAAGTTACAGAATTGGAAGGGACGTAGAGCAATCTCACAGCATGGGTTAGTACCCCATTCCTCATTAGATGTCCAGTAGATACCCGGTTCCCCTGAGCCTGAAGCCTCTACGATCTTCATCAGGGCATAGAACTCTTCTTTAGTTACCTTACCCCTAGGTAGTACAGCAGACAGGTTAGCACGTGCTCTGTATGGATGCTCAACCCACCACTCACCTGTCTTAGCAGTAAGCATTTCAGTATCATCCCGATCATACAATACAATCAATGCAGCTCTACGTATACCACCTGCTAACACTGCATCAGCTATGATACAATCTAAATCAAGAACTTCAATAGGACGTAGTTGTCTACCTTTCGCTGCCTTTAGTCGTGCATCTAGCATGTTGATACATAAGCGTAACGGTTCAGGGCCGGGGGCTTTACCACCTGTAGTTATCAATGCCGCCCCCTTCTCCCTGATATCCCTGAAGTCGAACACAGGGGTTTGCTTACCGTAGAAGTGCGCCTCCATGAGAACCTTTATTGCATCTGCCCACCCCTCGATAGAGTCACCGATAAGGAACTTTCTACGTTCATCAGTACAGCCTAGTACAGTAGGTAGTTCTTTGACCCACTCACTTTGTACAGATAACCCACCGCCTGTCCCGCCAAGTAAGAGGAACATGAGTTCACTGAATGAATCTGAATGGTCGTTAGGCATGAAGGCACAGTTGTATATCCGGTTATGTGCCAGCTCGATTGGCCGTCCACCGAACTGTAAGCTTCGCATAGAAGGTAAGACTTTCTTTTGGAACACAAACTTATAAGCAGCCTTGATCTCTTCTTCGAGTAGGGGATATTTAGAGATGTGCATCTCCATGTTACGTAGAACTAACTCCCCCCAGTCTTCTCTACGTTGTACTTCTGGTTGATACTTAGCGTATTTATTGAACACAGTTATTGCTGACAGTATCTTGTTTGAGAGCATTGGGCTGTGCTCATAATGGTCACCAGTGTTACCATTCTGGCCTATAATGTCTATTCTAGATGGCTTTCGTGTCAAAA